CACCACTAGATGCTGAAAGAACAACACCATCAACTTGAGCTAATTCTGATATAGCGTGATTAACTTGATCTTGTGTTAAAGTACCACATCCACCAAGTTTACCACGACCACCTAAGTGAAATCCAAGAATTAGCGACCCTTTTGAATCAGAGATAACGGGAGACATACACATTCCAGCCTGAGTCTCAATAGGTAAGTCATAATAACTTCCCATGAAAATCAATTGGGTGTGCGCAACTCGACCGGTGCCTCTAAATAACATAGGGATTGCTTGCATTGTTGTATCGACGATCTCACGTGTCACTAATTTTGCTGATGTTCTCTTCAAAACGTTGCCCTCCGGTAAAAACTTGCGAAAATCTTTCATAGATCCACCACTCGTAATGAAACAAATGGAAAAATCAGTTGTAGGAATATCCACACGAAATGCCTTAGAGATTTTGTCTCGGAAGAAACTACCAACTTTGTCCGAACCACTCTTATAGCAACGAATAGAGATATCTCTATCTCCATGTTCATTTAAAAAGTGTGTAGGAACAAGCAAAAAGTTAGAAGTGATATAGAATCCCAAAGATGTCTTATTTTTATCAGACACAACTCCAACCAAATTCGTCTTCATAGAAGAAGCCAAATTGTCGGCGGTCGTGGTCTTGGCAGGTTCAGACATGGGAAGTGGAACACATTCAGAAACAAGCCAAGGATTGACTCTATCATTGCGCTCCTGGATATCTTCCATTGATTCAGGATTTAGACCAGTTTGCGTCTCAAGTTTGGTATAACGAGTTCGCATGGTCGTAAGTATTAAGGCAATAGCTCCAAGACCAATGATTGCATATTTGAACTGCCATCGCTGTGTATAAGTGCGAACAACGTCTTTCAATTCCAAAATTCTGTTACGAACCATGTATTTATAAGTTTGAATTGTCGCACACGTGTACCAATACATTCCAAAAAACGAAATTCCAATCCAAAGAATGGAATAATCTGGAACGCCAAAACACAGCACAAACATCATCAAGAAAAAGAAACTATTTCCAGTAATAAGCGATTGCTTGATATCTTCCTTCCAAAAGAGCAAACCAAATTTCAAAACCTTAGGATGACAAATCCAGCTTTCAGGCATAAAATCAAGTCTTTCCCACCACATACAAACTGCATTTGTGGCAAGGATTGAAGACGTCAAAGCATGTTCATAATGTCGCTGCAAAATTTCTGCTTTTCTGTGATAAAAACCTAACGATTTCCCCGAGTAATATTCCCACTCTCCAGACTGCTTATCTAGAACGGGAATAGAGGATTGTTCCTTATCACAAGGTGTACAGAGAACCTTCTCCAAGACAGAAGCGCAATCACAGTATAACATACCACAAGAATCACACTTTGTAGGTATGGCTTCCTGGTTGGCCAAATATTGACCTTCTTCAGAGAAATGGCGTTTAGATTCAACTTGCACCCATCTCAAATACTCTTTGACGGGTACGTCAACCATTAATCTCCCTTCAAAGGTGATGGTAGTAAACGAATCCATAACTACATATTTCTTGTTTCTCGCAGTATATCTACGTACAGTAAGGTACCAAGCATCCGGGCAAGCAGTGCGCCCAAAAGCAGCTTCTACTAGCTTTTTATTTAAAATGCCACCTGAACAAAACTCAGGCTTAGGCGTTACTTTAACATGATATAATCGTCGGAGAACTGACTCAGGCTCATTAGAATACTTAGCAGCATTAAGGTGCTCCACATTAGTCGAAACAACACAGAAGTACGGGTTAAGAGAAACCTTTCCCTTCAAGAAAACATCTGCCATAGGGGCCAAATATTTAATATTGTTAATAACCTGAATTAACCTATATGCGGGGGAAAAATCCATAAAGTCTTCTTTGGTGTTGGCAAAATCATCAAAAACAATAGCATTGATATGCGATCTGACAGAAGAAGCATATTTGTCATTATCAGCCCAAGTTGCAATTCTATCTTTATCAGCACTCAAATTGTTATAAAGGAGTCCGGCATTTATTGTCAAGTTTGTAAGACTAGATTTTCCACATCCAGATCGTCCAAACAAACAGACAGCAAACGGAGCGATTCGTAAACCACCCCTGGTGCGCAATTGTGTAAATTCAGTTTCATTGTCTCTAATTCTTTCCATACGATCAGAAACGTACTTCCTTTCAAAAGGTTGTGACCGACTAATAGATTTCAAAAGATTATCACCAAATTCAATTGCTTTCTTGAGACGAGCTTCGTATTCATTATCATCAATATCCGTATATTCTAACAAATTCCCAGTCAAAGCATATCCGTGCCAAGAACGGATTTCATTATACATACGGTCAAACTCAGAAACTCTATCATCTTCCATAAAGAAAGCTGAAACATCTCCTGTCTGGAAAACTCGC